AATGAAGTAGCTGCTACTTCTAGATCTAGAGGTGTTATGGCTATTCAAAACTCAAGACTAAATGCAAGAAGCATGCTGGGTTCAGAGGGCTCTATGATGGCAGCACATTTTGGATAATTATGAGTTTATTAGATACAGCTAAAGATTTTAGAAAAAAAATAGAAAAACTTCCTAGAGAAGATATTCTTGAAATCTTGCGCATGCAAGATCCGGAAATCATTAAACAGATAAATAGAATTGAATGGGTTTTTGAAAATAAACTTCAACACCTAAGCTGGAAAGATGGAACTCCGGTTTCTTCAAGGCCATTGACTAATTATGAATTATCTTTATTGGTAGATGAACCATTTGAACTTAGTAAAGAACTATTGTCAATGGGAATTACTGGAGAACAACAAAGGCAAGTTCATTTAGCAAAAGATACTTGTGTCTGGGGAAAAAATTTTCTTGGAGCTGAAACAAGAGTTTATCAAACTCTTATTTTACGTGACCCAGCGCTAAGAAAAGTATTAAGAGCTGGTCGTCGTCTTGGTAAAACCTTTAGTATGGCCCTTTATCTTATTCATTACAGCTATACCCATAAAGACGGAAGATGTCTTGTTATTGCGCCTATGAAAACTCAGGTAGAACTAATCTATCAGGAAATTTTAAGATTAGCCTCTAAAAATGAAATAGTTATGAATTCAATAACTAGAAAAATTACATCTCCACAATTCATGATTCAGTTTTCAAATGGATCAACAATTAGATTCTTTACATCAGGCATGAGATCTGGTGGAAAGTCAGACGTAGCTAGAGGTCAAGAAGCGCATGTTATTGTTCTTGACGAAATGGACTACATGCATGCAGATGACTTGGACGCCCTTTACGCAATGCTCCAAAAGACAGCAGAAGATCAACCAGACAAAGTTCTCATCGGCGCTTCTACTCCAACTGGTAGAAGAGAAAGATTTTGGGAATGGTGTACATCAAATACAAGATTTAAAGAGTTTTGGTTTCCTTCTTATTGCAATCCATTCTTTAGTAAAGATCAAGAAGAAGAATTCAGAGAGGAATATTCTGAATCTGGATATAGGCATGAAATAGAAGCTGATTGGGGCGAAGACGCAGAAGGTGTCTATCCAAGAAAATATGTTGATAAAGCATTTGTTGATCCAGGTTGGAATTATGACGCTGAAATAACTTCAGCTAGAAACTTCTACACGATTGGCGTTGACTGGGATAAATACGGCGCAGGTACAAATATAATAGTTTTAGAAATGTGTAATGAAAACTATGAGGATCAAAAATTTGCTGGCAAAGCAAGAGTTTGTTATAGAGAAGAAATTCCAAAATCTGAATTTACACTAACAAAAGGCGTAAATAGAATAGTTGAATTAAATGAGATTTTTCAGCCTAAACATATTTACGTAGACAGAGGTTTTGGTGAAGTACAAGTTGAGCTCCTTCATAAATATGGCGTAGAAAATCCCTCCTCTAAATTAAGAGAAAGAGTTAAGGGTATTAGCTTTGGTGAAAATGTAGAAGTAAGAGACCCTTATACAAAACTACCAATTAAAAAAGAAATTAAACCATATATGGTTGACAACCTAAGGCAATATTTAGAAAAGGAAGCAATTGTATTTTCTGCCGCAGATGAAGAGTTGTATATTCAATTAATTTCTTATGTCGTAGTTAAAACAACTTCTACTGGAAGACCAGTTTTTGAGGCCGGCGGATCAGCCGTCGACCACGCGCACGACGCACTTATTTTAGCCTTATTAGCCATTACTGAAAACTATGGAGCACTTCATAAAATGAATTTTGCGTCAAAAGCTGGAACATTTTCAAACACTTTCTTTATGCCAAAAAAAATTGATGAAGAAGATGGAGAAGAAAAATCTGCTGTCATTAACAGGGACACCCTTAAGTCGACTAGTGCTACAACCGGAAGAAGAAAAATGAGAAGATCTAATATAAGTAAATCTGTAACGAGAAAGATGTTCTAACATGAGTATTAATAACACAGAACAGTATCAAGCAGCTAGTTCTAGAATATTTAATGACTATTCTGTTTCCGAAGGGTCAAGTAACTCTTTAAAAGAAGAACAGCAAATAAGAAGAACAGAAGAAAAATATAATGACCTTGGCAATTACTCTTCTTACTCTTGGAGTAAACCATATAAGGTTCCACTAAACGTAGTTAGGTCAAAGGTAAACAAAGTTTACTCAAGTATGGAAATGCTTTTAGACGAACTAGAAATCGCGCTAGATAAAGTCTACCTAAACCCTTATTTAGACGCAGATATCGAAGAATGTCATTTTCATTTATGGGAAGAACTAAGAAAAAATAATGAAGCACTATTTCTACCTCCATTGCAAGATGGAATGGTTTACGCAGGTGGATCTCCTTTTTTTGACGAAACAACAGGTGAGTACAAAGAGTCTGAATTGATAAAAATTCCAGACTATATTTCATTTAGACAATACTTATATGCAGAAGAACACGGATGTAGGGGGTGTAGAAAATTTGTAAAAGAATATGACAGGTTGATATCTCATTCTGTTTTTGTTCATTTATTTGACTTTAGATATTATACAAAGCTTTTAATTCATGAAGCATCATGTATAAAGGAATCTTTATTATACGATTTTGGAGAGGATTATGAAGACGAATCACAACAACAAGCTGCAGCATTCTACTTTTCATGGGCAAAGATGGCAGAAAACCATTCGAGGCTCATTACCGAGAGCATCGGCAAACAGGCAGATTCAATCCCCACTTCCGAAGTGGATAATATCTCAAAAAAACAAGCAGCTCAATTCCAAGCGTTTTTTTCGATTCGAGTAGCTTCATATACTGAAGCAGTTGATAATCTTTTATTTTCTTTGAAGAAAGACCTTGAAGATACATGTGAGATTTTTTATAAAAGATTTGTTGCACCTGCGTTAAGATTTAAAACAAAAGTTGCAGCACCTCTTGAGCTTGATTTATTAACAACATCTTTAGGAACAACTGCTCCTATTCTTTCCGAAGAGGTAATTACAGCAGTTAATGCATTCAAGGGAAACTTTGGCTCAATACTAACAGACATGGTTCAAAGAAGAAATAACATACAATCAAAGTTTGATAAATTGTTAAGTTTAAATTTACAAAGAAAAAAATATATATCTTATATAGACTCTCTTGCAACAAAAGCTAGCTCAAGGCCAAAAATAATTTTAATCAAAGTTGAAGACAAAACATCTGAATTGATTAATAATGTCTTTATTGACAAAAGTAAAAGAAACAGTTTAAAATCTTCTCATGAAAATTTAGATGATCTTAATATCAATTCTCATCCTCAATATCTATTAAGAGGTGGTGGGGATATTTTTGGCGACATCAAAGTGGCAGAAGGTGTTACTATTGATGGAGTCGACTTGGACCAACACGCTCATACTGGATCAGATGGCACTGTTAAAATTAAATCTACAGATATCGACTACGATTCCGTTAGAGAAGAAACTGTACTTCTTGAAACCGAAGAAGGTAACTCCCTTGAAGTTTCAGTAGATTCTTTTATTAATACAATAAAACAAGGTGGAGCACCTGGCGTCGATGCTGTAATAGTCATGACTATACCTGATGAATTTAGAGATAGATATGAATTTGAAATTATGTATGTGGAGAATCAATAAACATGGCTTGGTTTAAACCTTTAAAGGAAACTTATGAGATTGGGATAACTGCTGTTTCTTCTGATTTCCTAAAAGTTCCAATGAAAAGAAAAGTATATTTTAATTATATTCCAAATGACATTGAAGCTGGCGAGCAAGTATACGTAAATTTAGATACTAAATTTGTTAATAAGTATATTAATTCTAATCTTGAATCTGTAACTGACGATTACTCGTACATAGTTGTTTACGAAGATTCTGCTGATGATTCGTTTTTTGTTCCAGTAAAAAGTAGAGCAGTTAATAATATTGTTTATTTCAATGTTGAAGAAAAAATTGAAAAAGACAAATTTTATACAAAACATTATTCAATTTATTATGGAGTAACAAATCTTAAGTTCTTAGAACAAATAACAATTGATGACGAAACATATTTTCAAAAGCTAGATACAGAAGTAATCATTCAAATAGAAGGCACATTTCTTGACCTAGCGTCTGATAATATTCAAGAGTACAGTTATGACGCAACAGAAACTTCTTTAAAAGAATATAAATTAGCATTATATAACAATGGGTTAGACTGGATTGATGGAAGGTCGCAAGTTATTGGAGCTAAAGCATTTGGTTCTTTTGATGGTCCTAAATTTAGAATTATAGGAAAAAAAGGACCCAACTATGGAAAATTCAGAATAAGAATTTTTTCTTATTATGACAATAATTCTATATCAAAAAATTTAGCACTAGATTGGACAACTGTTGATTGCCACGCAAGTGTTGAATCTTCTAATGAAATTTTGTACTCAAACACAACATTAGAATATTCTAAATATATATTTGAATTAGAAGTTTTATCAGACAAAAACGTAATGTCTTCAAGTAATGCAGTAGAGATAACAAAGTATCAATTTTTTCCAGATTATAAGCTAACATATGA